CCCTCAATTTTGACAATGCAACAATCTATTGATCGAGGTACTGGAGAAGATCCTTATTTGAAGGCCCTTAACAAGTACACCATCAATCCAGTTGATCCGTCAGTTTATCGGAATTTTCCTCGGATTACAACAGAATTTGCTCAATTTTTCACAGGATTGCCCTTTTACAATTCGTATTCCAGGATTCTGAGCTATCACGAAGCTCTGAATGGGAATGCATTGCCATACATGAATCATTTGGATCTTACAACATCTTCTGGATATCCTTACAAATTGACTGTTCGAAAGAAAGGAAAACATGAGTATATGGAAATTGTGGAAGACAAAATTTTGTTGACTGATCAAGCAAAAGATTTGATTGAGGATTGGATTCTTCGTGAAGAAAAAGCGAAGAAACGAGAAAGAACACCATCATTGTGGTATGATTGTTTGAAGGACGAACTCCTTCCACATGAGAAAATTGCAGATTCCAAAACTCGAATTTTTGTGGGAGGACCTTTGGACCATACTTTGTTGTGCAGACAATACACTCTTGGTTTTATTGGTCACATGATGATCAATCAAGTCAAAAATTTTTGTGGGCTTGGGATTGCTGAATCCCAATTGAATTGGCATGAATTGGCCATGCAATTGAAGAAGAAAGATGTTTACATCTGTGGTGATTTTTCAAATTGGGACAAAAGATTGCGAGCTGAATTTGTGATGGGAGCCTGTGACATCATCAACAAATGGTATGGTGATGATACTGAAAGTCAGAATGTGCGTGATGTTCTCTTTGATGAGATTGCGCATACCCTTGTTATTGGGAGAGACGCTGTGTATCACACTCACCAAGGAAATAAATCAGGATGTACCCCAACATCATGTTTGAATTGTTTATCTCAGCTGATCATGCTCAGAGCTTCATGGATTGATTTGATGGAAGAAGCTGGTCGAAGAGATCTTGTCCCTTGGGACAAATTTACTGAACACTGTTTCCCCTGTACATATGGTGATGATCATGTTATTGGTGTTACTAATGAAGTAAAAGAAATATTTAATCAAGTTACCCTACAAAAGAAATTTGCTGAATTCGGTGCGATCTACACAGATCCGCACAAAAATGCAGAAATGTCCAAATGGGTTTCGTTTGATGAAATTCGCTTTTTGAAGCGAAAATTTGTCGAATTTC